CTTGTCAGATAACCCTACTTCTTTATATTCTTTGAATAAGCATTTTTCTAGATAAGTAGACATAGTTTTCTGATTGCTTAATAAATTTATGAATTTCCCTTTTGCTTCGAAGTAAACAAGTCTTCTTTTATGAGATGCAAGCATAACTAATAAATCCCTCATTTGAACAGAGAATGTATTTTCGGCTGCCTTAGAAAACAAAAATGCTATCAAGAAATTTAAAGGTTTCTTCATATTTTTTTTGGCAGTTTTCAACCATAATTTCATAGAATTCTCTTTGATGATACTAGATATTTTTTCTTCTCCCATCTTCTTTAACATTCCTATTCTTACCATATCTATCTTTCCAGTTACTGTGAAAGCTGTTCTAAAAATCCCTTGATCTTTTTCTTCTCTACTTACTATATATTCATTTTCTGTTTGAGTTAAGAATCTGTATTTTTTCATTGTCATATTTCCTCCTTCTAATCTAACATCTGACGCTTCAGTTTCATAAATATTGTAAACAGGAAAGTAAAATGTTCCACCTAATTCTAAGGGTAAACCAAAATCTTCTTTGTGACCGTATCTTGTTCTAGCATAGTAGGACATAAATTTCATGATAACATGAGCACTTAATAGATTAAGTCCTTTTCTAACCATATCTTGTATCTTTCCTATTATTCCTAAACAAGATGTGTAATATTTTCCAGCAAGCATCGGATATCTCATAGAATTAATTTGTTTCGATAATTCTAAAGAAACATAATCTCCTTCTATCACATATCTACTTAAGAACTCAAATATCTTACCTATATGACATTTTTTTAAGCTTTCTGTCATATTGAATCTTTTTTTAACTGAATTTTTTATAGTTATATACCTCATTAAATCTTTATTATATGAATCTTTTCTTAAGCAAATTAAATTTATACCGTCGTCTGAATGCCCTGCAGGTTCTATTAGAATACCTTCATCTTCACAGAATTCTTTAATAACTTCTAATCCACTAACATGTGCCCAAGAAGAACCCTTATTAAATAAACCCATAAAAAAGTCTTGGTGTACAAATTTTCCTTTCGATCTTAGGTAATCTTCTAAAATTTTGGACATTAATTTGTCATCTTCATATTTGTTCAATTCTTCTCCTTCTTTAATTTTTCTTTCTTTCTTCAATTTTCCTATTTCAGTTTGATATTCATTTATAATTTTATTTCTTTCTTCATTGTTTATGTTCAAAATGAGAGAAGAGTTGCTTTTGTTATCTATATCCAATATATTTAATGTACACTGATTCTTGACAATTAATTTTTTCTTTAAAACATCTCCGACAATCAATACAAATATGGCCGCTTTCCTGCAAAAGGGTTTAAGAAAATAATACATTACTGTACATTGATAATTATTAGAATTTTCAGACCATTTTCCATGATCTATGTTGTCACCTAGTATGTCTCTCTCTATCTCATCATAGCTTTCTGCTAACTTTACTCTCTTAATAAATTCGTCTACCATTGTTTTGAATGCTATATCTTTTCTTCCCTTTGTGATATATTCAGATTTGTATAATTTACAGATAGGATCGAAAATCATGTCTACCATGTTTAATAAAATTTTCATCTCTAATTCCGTTAAACCAAAATGTCTGGAGTCTCCGTGTTGTACTTTCTCCCATAAAGTTATTAGAGTTATGAATCTTTTGTTTTTTAATATTTCTATCATATCGGATAAAAACATTTTTCCCGTGTCAGTATAATGATATATCAAGTTTTCTATTTGTTTTTTAGAAGAAGGTATTTTCTTTTTTTCCAT